CGTATCCGCCTTGCTCGTCGCCGTCGTCGTGCTCGTCGCCATAATCAACTGGTTCATTGCCGGGATACCCGCGTGGGCCATCTGCACCAGCCTGTTGTGCAGGAATGCCTTCCGCCGCCACTCCTTCCAGATCCTTGATAGCCTGTTCACGCTCCGCAATCTCCGCTCTCAGTTGCTTTACCTGGTCCTCTACGCTTGCCATTGCTTGTCTCTCCTTCCTCGCGTCAATCCTGCAAATCCGTTCATAGATCAGCGCCCGCACCAATCGCTTGTAGTGCCCTCTCACTTGTTCGCTGCCTTATGGGTTGCGCGTGCCACGTTCGCCGCTTGTAGCTCCGTCGCCTTATCGATCGCGTCCGCATGCATGTCTAGCGCCTTCGCCAACTTCCGGCACGCTCCCGCCACCCGTCCCTCATAGTCCGCATGCGGTGGATGCACGCCCGCTGCGATCGACGCCGCTACCAGGAACCAGGCGTCTGCGCTCTCCTGGTGCGCTATGTCTGCCGCCAGTTGCCCGAGCGTTACCGCCGCATCATTGGCCAGGTCAGGCGCGAAGTTTTGGAAGTGTGTCAGGTTCCGGAGCTTGATCGTGCTTCGCGGACTCGTCTTCATTGGACTCTCCCAGGTTCGTCCACCCGAAATCAAGCTGGAATTCCAACTCATCGGCGGTTTTCTTCGGCTTCTTCTTCGTTACGTCCGTTCCATACAAACGATCATGTAACGCCAAAGCAGTCCGCACGGCTTCCCCCGGTTGAAGCCGCATCTTGCTCTTTACATCCCACGCCAGGCGCAAGATATCAGCCACAAATACTATCGGTTCCTTGCCTAACGTCGCCGTTACACAAGCATGCAGCATGCCTTCATCCAAGCGATCGTCTATGTTCTCGGAATTGGCCAGCAATTCTTCGATACGCTTGGATAATGCTTTGCCCGCTTCTCTTGCCACCTTTACGAGTCCCTGAGTTTCTGATTCTGCGTCAATGGGTTACGGTAAACCGCGTTGCGCTGCATTATGTTGATGCTCAATCAAATTGCCGCAGGTTTAAAAGCGCACCCCCGATAAGAACAAAACAATCAGCACCGCATACACAAACACAATCGCGCCCGCGATATAGATCGCCCCGCGTATCAGCTTCTTCAAATCCTTACGCAACTCACGATACGTTTCTACACTCATCCGAATAACACGCTCCTCAACTTGCCCATTACTAATGTTCGAAGCGGGTTTATACCCGCCATATAGTCCGACAAAAAGGCGTCGGTTGTCATATTGTCCGCTGTGAAGCGCGGCCCAATCTGTTGTTGTCGGCCAGCGGCCCCATCATCAAGCGGAAAGGCCGTGCCAGGTAAACTGGCTTGCTCGATTCTTGACGACAACGGCGATTGTCCACCCGCCGCAGCTCCCAAACCCGCCATTTCTGACGTTGCAACGTTGGAAGGAAAGGCCGCTGGCCGTCCACCTGGCCCGCGAAGGCCAGCCGGTTCGATATGCCAATTCTCGTTGGAAAGCGGAAATGTCAGCCCATAGCGGCCCGCATTCTCATGCGCCCAGTCCAAAGCCCCTTGGCCGGTAAATCTCAGGTCCGCAGCTTCCCCCCTGCCGTGGAACGATCGCCCAGGCGGAGCCACCCATTTGCGTGCGGCTTCCGGCGATCCATACTTGTCCAAAGCCGCGTCCCAAAGCTTCGCTTGCTTTTGAGGCGTGCGAAACGCCGAATAAATCGAGATCCCAGGTGAAGCCGCGATGAACTGGTCAAGCTGCCTCGCAAACGTCGCGTCCAGGCCCGACACGTCCGCGTTGCCAACAGCATAATCACCGATTCCTGGCATGGCTCCGCCCTTGCCTCATAAAATTGAGGCCGATTCTACTGGAATTTGGCTGTTTGTCGAGTTTTTCAGGCCCGCTAAAGCAGAAAGGCAACCGCCGTCATGGCGGTTTCTATATCTCGCGGGTTGCACCCGCTGAATTCCATAGCACGTTTAACGATTGTCACCGTCTTTTCTATATTTATTGAACTGGAATGGAGAGTCTTTTTGCGACTCTGCTTACGTTGCATTTGATATTGCTCATACAACTGTTTGGCGGTCCTAAAGGCTTTGAGCGGGACTTTTATTAGCGATAGCTTACTAAAGCGCTTCGCCCCCTTGCCGCGCTGCAAAAATGGCGACAACAGCGCCAAATGCCGTAACCAGGTCGTGCGATGCACGCCCCTGGCTTTCGCCCACCAATTGATAGGCCGGTCGCCGCCGCCTTGCCGGTAATGCCGGATGATACAGAGTGCAGACACAATCGCGCCAGGCGAAACCCCTACCTTAACCAGGTCGCGGGCATCAGCTTCGGTCATTTTCGCCAAAAAATTTAGAACAGTCATCGCGAACCCTCTTGATTTTAGAAGGCAATCCCGCGATATAAGAGACGCAACTTGTCTGGCTCTTTTGCGAGATGGCCCAGGCATCCGGGGTGATTTGGCGACTACCAAATCACCCCTTCTTCGTTGTTAGTCCCATAAACGTGAAAGATTCGTCAATCCCCCGAGGCCCGCTAAAGGCAGTGCCGATGCTTTCGCCATCTTCGCGATGTTGCCGGTTAGTCTCACGCCCGTAGGCGGTATGCTTCCCAAACTTTCCTTGTTCGCCGCAATCAGCACGTCCCACAAAGGCCGCGCCGTGCTATCGGGTTTCGGGCCTTTCGACCCCCAGCCGCCGTTGACAGGCTGGCCGCGCATCCGGTTCAACATGGTGCGCGGATTGATGTTGCCGTCAGCCGACCATCCCCCCGGTTTCGTCGCCATCATGTACATCCGGTATTCGTCTCGCAGCTCTTTCCATCCCTTGCCGACAATCGTTTCATCGCGATAGCCGCCGCGCCTGGCAGGTGTTTGTTTCGTCACCCGCTCCGCCGTGTCGTAGTAGAGATTGACCGCTTGGTTGAGAATGTTGGCGCTCTCCTGGTCGCCGTCCTTCGACGCCCGTAGCGCCTCCGCCTGAATCCGCCGCAGATCGGCAATGAAGCCGCCAGGATCTTGCGCCGCCCCGCCGTCGCTCGCCATCACCTTTTGGCTGAGCTTCTGTTTCAGGTCGCGCAATACTTCCTCGCCGCGTGTGCCAGCCACCAGTCCTTCGCGATCGGCAATCTTTGCCAGTTGCTTTTGAATCGCCTTGAACGGAATCGGTGCCATTTCGCCCTCGACCTCCTCAAAGCCCTTTTCCAGATGGCCGAGCATGGTGCCGAGGTCCGAAAGATCGATGGAGTTAAACCGCGTATCGTTGATGTCGGTCGTCATCCCCGATGCATAGGCGTAGGCGCGATTGGCCAGCGCATTGTTTTTCGTCAGCCTGGCCGCTTCGTTGCTCGACTTGGCAGGGTTGAATTCATCTGCCGCCGCCCGCAACATCGCCTTGCTGCCCCTGGTCGCACCCTCCCAATAGGGCGGCTGATAGCCGTATTGCTCCGCCGCCTCATAAACCCGCCGCGATTTGGCCGCGTCCGTTACTTCCTCCGTCGATTGCAGCCAGTCCATTACCTGGCCTTCCTCCTCAAGCGCTTGCGTCTCTGGCGAAACCACCTGTTGCGCTCCCGCCGTCGATCGGCCCTGAATCGGCGGTTGCCCCATACCAGGCTGTGACGGAATCGCCCCAGGTTGGCCAGGGAGCGACGTTTGTCCTTCCGGCATGGTTTCCATAGCTCTTGCCGTCGCCGCTCTCTGTGCCCCCGTCTCGACGGCTCTGGCCGTGCTTTGCGTGCCACGCTCGACAATCCCCCGCCCCAATTGCAGCGCCAGGCCGACGCCCTTGGCTGCCGCCTGGCCAAACAGCTCGCCGCCCGCTCCGGCGATCGCCCCCAACATTGCCGCATTCAACCGCTCCTCGATGCTGCCAGGCCGGATTGCTGCCGTGCCAGCCCCGGCCAGCGCCGAAGACGCCAGCACCGCAGGAAGGCCAGCCCCGCCCGTCAACGCTCCCGCGCCCAGGCCCGCGATCACGTCCGGAGCGGTCCCGCCCAACAGCTCCGCCAATGGCGCCCCCGCCGCCGCCGCCGCTCCCTGCGTCTGGCTTGCCTGGCGCCTGGCGGCAATCTGTTCTGCCGTTGCAGCACCCGTCAGCTCCTCCACCCCCAGGCCGATATCCCCCATCCCCCGCGCCGCCGCCCGCCCGACATTTCCCGCAAAGCTGCCCTCTTGCGCTTGCGGATCCACCGGAATCCAATCGTTCGCCTGGTCGTCCCATCCCCAATAGCCGCCAGATCCATCCGGCGTGATGTGTGACACGCCCATCTTATTGCGCTCCTCTCGGCACATAGCGGTATTGCGGATTAGCCCTTGAATTGGGAGCCAGCACCGGCCCCGTTGGCTCCGGTTGCGGTTTCAGCCGGTTCCACCGCTCCAAGGTGCGGCGATCGGTTGGCGGCTGCGCAATCACCGCTGGCCCGGACGGTACCGGCTTCGTTGGCGTCGATGGCGCAAGCACCTGGCTCCCTCGATTCGGCACCAGGTTTGCCGGTATCTGCCAGCGGTCCAGGGTTTGCGCCAATTTCGCCTGGTAGCGCTCCATTGCCACCCTAAGTTTTTCCTTGCTCTGCCCGAAATTTTGCGGATTCAAGGTTTTCCAATTGGCGTTGTATTCCGGCACCACCTCCGCCATGAAATCCAAGCTTCCTTTATCGAGCGCTCCAAGATCCTCCGCCCTCTTGATTTCCATCATCAGCGCCGCCCGCTCGCCGTCCCAATCGCCTTTTGAGCCGGTATTGTTGGCCATCATGTCTTGCAGGTTTTTCAGGCCGGAAACGATGTTCTGATTCGCTTGCACTTCGCCAAACATCTTGCGAAAATCGTCCGTCCCGCCCGATGGTCTGAACGCCAGGCCGTCTTTGCCTGGCACGGCATCATAGCCGTCCGGAATGGTGATTCCCGCCGCTCTTGCCGCATTGTTGCGGTTGGCTTGCTCGACAATTCCCGGCTGGCCGCTCTCGCCAGGTGCAAACAGCAGTGACATGGCGGCTTTCTTCGCCGCTATGTCCCGATCGCGCTTGATTTGATCGACTTTCAACTCCGCGTCAGTCGTCAGATTCAGCCGCTTTTCCCATTGCGCCTGGTCGAACTTGCTCGCCTCATTGCCGTAGATCGACCGAATCGACGTATCCAACAGCGAATTACCAAGCTGCACATTGCCGCCAGGCTGGCCGTAGAACTGCCCCCACAGCCCAAATTGCGCCTCTCTATCGAGCGGGTTGGCATTCGCCCGCCGCAGCTCGTCCGACCCCAACAGGCCGGTTGCGAATTGCTGCCGCTGCTTTTGCTGGAATTGCTCTTGCGCCGCCTGGTCGCGCAGCGCGAAATGTTGCGCCGCATAGGAGCGCCCGCCAAGCAGCATCCCCAGAATGTTGAAACCAGGCGTACCGCTATCGTCATCGTCAAAAATCCCTGGCATGGAATTTTATTCCTCCTGAATCGTCCAATTTCCGCCGATCGGCGGTTTTTGGCTCCTCGAGCGCTCCCGATCGCGACGAGCTCGAGACGAGCTCGAGCGCCGCGCCGGAATATTTTTCTAGAAAAACTGAAAACCCCAATTCCGCGAGCTGCCCGCCGACTGGCTTTGACCCCAATTCTCACTTCCGGATTGTGCTTGGCTTAGTCCCATCGATTGGCTCAGCACCGTAGGCCCGCCGAGTGCGCTCATCATGCTCGAGATCGGACCCCAGGCCGACGAGAATGGCGAAAGCCCGAGATTGTAAGCCCCCGTCGCCGCGCCTGGCAGCGCACCCCCGGCGTTGATCCGGTTGGCGTCAGCCGTCGCCGCGGCCCCCGCGCCAATCTCATATTGCCGCCCGTAAAGATCCGTCGCCGCGGTTCCGATCGCTCTCGCCGCATCCCCCGCCGCCACCCCCTTTGCCAAAGCCGCCCGACTGGATCCGATCGCTCCCACCTGGCCCGCGCTCGACTGGATCCCCGGCAGAATCGAGCGCCGGAATTGATCGCCAATATCCGCCGTCATTGCCGCCAATTGGCTTTTGGCCAGGTCGTTGTTGGGAGAGGCATAAGCCGCCGACGCGCCGCCCGTTCCCGCCACGTCGCGCAACGCCCCTATCCCGGCTTGCGCGTCGCCATAGCCTTGCGTCCCATATTTCGCCGCCGCTTCTTCGACTTGCGGCTGTTGCCTGGTCGCCAGGTCCGACGCCATTTGATAACCAGGCGTCAGAAACTTCGCCTGGTCGCCCCACACGTTCGACGTGGACGCATTGACGGATTGCGCCAGGTTTTGAGAATAGCCGTAGCTGTTCGAGCTGGACGACTGGTTACTGGATCCACTTGAAACGCCCATCTTTAAACGCCTCCTGATTTTCCGAGATGAAGCCTTCCGGATCGATCGTCAGGCCCATGCGATGAATCAGCGCTTGCCAGGATCCCCGCCCGCCCAGGTACAAGCGCCCATAACCGCCAAAGTGCTCCTGTTGCTTGTAGTGCTGCATGAACATGAACAGGAAAAACGTGATTTCCCGCACCAGCTTGCGCGTCAAATGCCCGCAAAAGAAAATCAGGCTGATATATGGGCCTTGGCCGTCGCTCATCAGCTCGATCCCCATCACCGATCGGTAATCCGGTTCAATGATCGACACGCACACAATATGCCCGTTGCGCACCTCAGCCGAAAACTCCCACCAATTTTGATAATAGCCGTCGCTCGCCAGGTCATAAGCCTGGTAGAACGATTGCAGCGTCATCACGTCCAAATCCTTGCCATGCGCATGGAATCGAATGTTAGAGTTTTCGCCATGTGGCATTGATAGCGTCATATTCGTAAGCCCCTTCCAGGCTCCCTGTTGACACCACGCCCGCAGCGAAAAAATTGATATCGCCGCGCATCGGTTTTTCCGGCAGCTCCGCCAGAATATCCCATCGAGCGCCCCGCGATCGGCCCTCCCCCGTCGCCGTCGCTATCCGCTCAAACTCGCGCACCGCCCAATTGCGCAACTCGTCCAATCCCCCCGATTGCGGCGGCGGTGACATGTTGTAGGTGGCCCCGCGCCCGCGTGTTTTGCTCACCATCGTCCGCTTGCCCTTCCAACCGGCTGTAACCCTGACAGCGCCCATTGCGCCCCGCCGATCGAAAACAGGCTCACCAGGATCAATTTACCGTCAATGAAGAAATCCAATTTCTCGTCCTGGCCAATCGTGAAACTTTGCGTTGGCAGCATGTTGAGCGGCGCATTGTCATGGTCCTGCATGCCAATCTGAAACGTGAGCACCGTCCCGCCGTTGCCCTCGATTCGCGGGTAAAGCCCGCTCACCGTCGCCCGCCCGCTATAGGCCGTGAAATCGATTCCTCGCCTGGTCGAATAGGTGCGGATATCCGTCCATTGATGCTCAACGATATGTTGTGGTCCGGTTCCCTGGCTCAGCATTCCATGCTCGCCACAGGCAAACAGCAGTGTCGGCGGCTGATAGCCGCTTGCGCCCTGGTCCCATGTCGATGTGTCGCTATCCCAGGATTCCGGATCACTGTCCCAGGAAGACGCCAACTGGCCGATGTTGCCGATCGACACCATCCGCACGTCAGGCAGATCCCGGAAGCCGCAATCGAGTGACGTGGTTTCGACCGATAGCCCCTCATTGGCGAACTGATTGACGCCAGTCGGATAGCATAGCACCACCTGGCTCGCCGCCTGGTCGTGATAGACGAAAACCGATTCCGGATATTTGTAATTGATGGCGTCCCGGAGATACCTGGCATTCACCCCATCAAGCATATCGAGCTGGCCGGTTCCGTCCGTCCGGATGAATTTCCCCTCACCCGTCAGCATGTAAATCATGTTGGAATCTTCCGCCCAGGCCCCCGTTGCAAACAGGCCAGTCGTCGGAAACACGTCCCTATCCTGGAACACGAATTGCCCGCCGATATATTGCAGCACACCGCAAAAATTCCGCTTTGCCACAAAGAACTGATCGCGAATCGAGATCCCATCAATCAGCGGCCCAGGCGATTGCGCAAACGTCGCATCCCCGGCGTCGTTTTCCGGCGTTGGCGTCCATTCCGTCGGGATAGATCCGGCCTCCGCGCTGTTCGACCATGAGACTTGTGATTCCAGTTGGCCGATATCGGTTTGCACGTTGATTGCCATCAGGAAATCCTTGTGCGATCGCATCACTCTGGCCGTCCAATTATCCGGCCAGCCAACCAGCTCTTGCATCTCCCCCGCCGTGTTGAAATCCCAATAGAACGGCCCCACTTCCGGATGATTGATAAACGGAATGTTGTTGATCGTGCCGCCCGTCAACAGATAACCATCGGCAATGATCGGTAGCCAGGAATCCGGCGTCAGGTCGTAATGCAGCGTCCCGTCCGTCACCCCCACGCCGATATCGCCCGCCCCGGCACTGGCATAAAGCCAGTAGCGCAGCGGCCCTTGCTCGACATACTGAACAAAATCCGCATCGCAGATTCGCCCATTATCCGCATACACGTCATAGCCTGGCGAGCGCACCGATTTGCCCGCCTTGAAATAGATGTTGCGCCCGTCCGTATACTTGTCTTGCGCCGCCATCCCTGGCAGCGGATCATGCGCTATCCCATGTAGCGCCAGCATCGACATTTTCGGGCCAGGCATTATTTCAGCACCCCCCTTTGCTGATAGTAGACGGGCGGTTGCTCTGGTTGCTCGTCCGGATGATGTTCTGGCCATTCAAGCGTCTGGCACATTAACAAACATCCGTAATGGTTGCGCCTGGTCGCGCTCTGACAGCCGCTCACGGCCAGGCCGATTGCAGTCCAAACAACGATGGATCGCCAGGCCGGTTGACCGGCAGTTGCTCGCCCCTGTGTGTGAACCACAGCTCCCCCCTATGATCAGCCATCAGGTGCCAGCGAAATAACGCCTGGTCGAAAACGGCCACCTGGCCGTCACCTTCTGGCGGTTCCAAAATCGTCGCATGGTGCGGCAGCAAGTAAAGCTTCTCCGCAAAGCCGGTCACATCCGGTTCAATTTCGCTCTCGTGCGTGAAGCAAAACCATTGATCGTAATGATAGATTCGCAGCTTTTCGGTCATGCTGGCCACTCCCGTTCCTCCAAATCTTCAATGCGCTCCATCGCCTCTTGCAAGGCTCTTGTCAGCGCCGCAACGATCGGAATCAAATTGAGCTGTTGCACGTCCTCGCCGTCTTTTTCGCCCGACGCCGCCGATCGCAGCAAGGTTTCCTGGACCTCGTGCGCCACCAGACCCCATTGCGGTTCATCGCTTGCCTGGTAAATGCCGAACTCGGCGGCCGTGTAGGAAATCGGCCGCAGCGCCTTCACCTTCTCCCAGGTAGACGGCAGATCCGCGATATCCTTCTTCACCCGGTAATCGCATTGCATCGCCATTATGCCGACAAGGGTATTGTCGATGTAAGCGCCAATCCCGCTTCCGTTCCAATAGGTGTTGAAACAATTGGCCGACCACGCGCCACCTTCACCCGTCCGACAATTAAGGCCGCGTGTCAGCACCCGCCCCGCCGCACTGACATAATTTTCATTAACGCTACTGGTGGCACCTTGCGGACGAAAATAGATGTTGCCGCCGACCGCTCCCAACACCAGGCTGGCCAACGTCGATTGCAGGTTTTGACTCAACTGCATGTTTCCCGTCGCGACAATGTTGCCCCCGGCAAAAATAAGCCCGTTCGCCCCGATATCGCCGGTAACGGAAATCGCCTTGCCCGACAGTGTACCGATAGCGTTCAGCGCAAATTGCCCGTCCGTCACCGCCACGCCATTCGGGCGCAGATAGACGGAACCCGCCCCCGTCGCCGCCACCACTGCCGCCGCCGTCCTGGCAACGAAACTCGTTTCCGTTGTCAGCGTTTTGAAATTGCCGCTCAGATCGCCGCTCAGATCGCCGTCGATATGCGCCACGCCGTTGACTTCCAGGCTTGCCGCCGTCGCCAGGCCGGACGTGGTGAAGGCCCCCGTTACGTTTAAATCGCCGTTGATCTTCGCGCCGCCTGGCGATTCCACCGGAAGCGTTGTCTTGATCGTCGTTCCGGAATCATCAAACACGTCCTGCAACACGCCCTTGATCAGCCGCAGGTGATTGTCGCCTTCGCTCTTTGGATCACTGCCAGGCGGATTGGTGGCCACCAGCTCGGAAATTTTCGTCGCAACTTCGACCCCCGCCATTATGCCGCCCCCCCGACGATAACCGGCGCAAAGCCCGCCACGTAGCGCATTTCGTCGCTCGCCGCGTTGGCCCGCTCTAGCCAGGTTTCGAATGTCGGCTCGTGCGTCTGCACCAGCTCAAAATCGGCAATCAGCTTGCACGCGTGTGTCAGCATCCCATACAGGTAAACATTCGGGTAATAGGTCGCCTCCACGTTCTCGTCATTGTCCGAGGTCATGAGCTGCACCCGCTTGGCGTAAAGCATGATGCACGGCGCAGACTTGGCGAAATACAGCTCCAGGCCGACTTGCGTATAAAACCGCTCGCGATCCGGACGGGTGAAAAACGCCTTCTCAGGCGAAGAATTCACCTCGTCCGTTCCCCGCATCACCGCTTTCGCCCTGGCGTAATTGCCTGGCACCTGCACCGAGTAGAAGCCTGGTATGCCCGCCGAGGTGGCCAGCGTCAGCGATGCCACGCCCTCATTGATAACGCTGTTCAGCCTGGCATCGAGATCCGACGCCAAAAGCACTTGCGCCGCGTCCCAATCAATATCCTTGCGATGCACGAAGCTTGCCGCCTGGCTCTTGATTTGCCCCCATTTCATACCGTCTCTCCCTCCATTGGCAGTTTCGGTTTTGGGTTGGCCGGTTCATCGTCCGGTTCATCGTCCGGATCGTCGTCCGGATCTTCCCTTGGCTCAGAGTCCGGGGGTGGCTTTGGCAGACTGCATTGCGGCCAGATGTATCCGCCGCGTCTGACAATGCGGTCGAACGTGTCACCATGAATCACTCTAACCATTGTCACCCCCGGGTATGAACAAAGGGTCTGTTGTGTCAGATGTTTGCGATTCCATCCCCCCTTCCTCCGTTGGCGTTTCGGGTGGCGGTTCCGCAGGCGGAACCTCGTTTAACCAGGTCACGCGCACGCGGTTGCCCGCATCCGTCGCGCCCTGGTTATAGGCATAGCGCTCGCTGTTCTTGTCGGTCAGCTTGCCAGGCATGGTGGACGGATCCGGATTGCCATCAAGCTCCGCCAGGTAGCCCGCCATATAGGCCCGCCACAGCCGCGATTGCGCCGGCCAGGCTTTCAGGCTGTTATCCGCCGCAAACGCCGCTCCCGGATAATATTTCGTGCCTTGCGCCATTTCAGCGGTCCTCCACCGAAAGATTCCGGTACTCCGGATCATTGGCGATCCGGAGCCAGGCCCTTTTGCGCTCCACCTGGTCGCGGCTGTGAAGCGCTGGAAAGCGCTTATTCAATACCAGGTATTGCGCCAAACTCATCCGAAGCGTGGGTTTGCAAAAGCTTAAGGATCTTGCTCCGCCCGCGCTCCGGATCGCCTGGTTTTCTGCCATGATTGCGTCCTCAGAAAGGGAAATGTGAGAACGATGTATCAGGCCGTCCGAGTCGAAATAAAAGCGCTCTATCTCTTCCCCGTCGCTGAAAACCAAGTCAGGTTTAGGCATAAGTCACCGCCGCCGTTTCATCGATCGCATGGATGGCCCCCTGGCTCAGCTCGTTGCGGACGCGCGTCGTCCAATCAACGATCATTTGCCGCTTGTCGGCCAGGCCGGTTTTGGCCAACGGTTCGACGCGATAGCCGGTCAGGAAGATGATATCGAGATATTCGAAATCAAAGATTCCGACCGAGGAAACCCCCGTCGAAGACGCTGGCATCAAGCGGTTGGGAATCAGATCCAGGACCACGCCAAAATCGGTGATGAAGACGTTGACAGCCCCCTTTGCCGTTGCTGGCGTCCGGTCCTCGCCAACGTCAGCCGTCAGCGTTGCCACCCTGGCCGAGGCGGTAAACAGATATTCGGAAATCTTGCGGATGACTGCCGTGCGGCCCATCAACACCGTAGGATCGCCGCCGTCCTCATAGACCGATTGGCAAACATCGCGGATCATCGTTTCCGTCAAAGGCCGCGCCGTGCCTGGTACAATGTCGCCGGTCAGCTTCGATGTAAAATTGAAGCCTGGTACAGATCCGCCCGCCCCGACCATCGCGTTTGTCTTGATGAACGAAAACACGCTCCCGGCGTTGCCTGGTATCGTGTCGCCGTCATCTTCGACAGACCCTTGCATCGACAGGCTTATGGCCTCCACGTCGCGCCGCAGCTCCCTTTGCCGCATCATGATTTGATACGCCAGGCCCCCGGTATTGCCGAACGTGTCGGAATCTTGCGCTCGAGTAGAGACCTGAACGGTTTTCGTTGAAATTTGGCAGTGATTGCCAAGCCTGTTGCCAGTGTTGGTATCGTTGGCGTTGATCGTGTCCTGGCCGTCAACCTTGGCGTTGGCCAGGTCCGGATCACGCAGCTTATCGACGTTCCACTCCGTATATTGATTGTCGGCATTGCCGCCGCCCGCCCGATCGGTGAAAGGCAGCGGAATGTTTGAGATGTCCCAAATTTGGTCCATCACGTCTTCCGCCACCCAACCGCCCGCCTGTACTTGTCTCAGGTCCGCAGCGTCTAAATTTTGCGTCGTCATGGTGTCACCCTAAGAGTTTGGCGACAGCTCCGAGTTTATCTCCGCCGTCTGCCAGTTGCTTTGCTTGTTGCTGGCGATTCGGAACGGGGGATTTATTACGCGATGGTGCTTCCCTTGAAGGAACACGCTCACGCATACTTTCCTTTGCCCGCTGATAGCGCTCCATGAGCCGAATGGCGTGCATGGCAAAGCGGATCAGCCTGGCATCGACAACGTTGTCTACTTCCGGCGCGGAAAAGCCGTAAGACGCGAGCGCCTTTGTCAGCTTTGCCCGATCGGCGGCTTTTGTGGCTTTGTCGTCCCATTCCGGAAAATATTCGCGGATTTGTTCTCTGGCTCTCGCCACCTGGCCGTTATAGCGCTGGATTTGATCGGCAAAGGCTCTCGCCAGTTCTTCGGTTGGCACTACCTGCTTGAGTGCTTGGAGAACCCCGTCAATCTGCGTGCGGCTTTCCACGATTTCATTCATGGCGCTTTCGCGATAGTCCGCGAAATCGTCACGGTCAGTTTCGAAGTTTCGCACCTCTCGGATACGGTCTTTCATTTGCCCGATGGATAGAGGCGTCTCCCCCTCATCCATTGGAACGACTAACTCATAGATCGATTTATGTGATATTTGATGTTCGTCAGCCAGATCCAGAATCGTTTTGGCTTTTGGCTGGCGCTTGATCGGTCGTCCGTCCGCATCTTCGTCTAGTTCAAGAAACGGTCGATCGTCGCCGCCACTACTATCCGGCTCTTGCCTGGTCGCCTGGTCGTCGGCGGATCGATCGTTAGAGGAGCCAGGGGGCAAACCGGGGGATTTACCGTCCCTGGCTTCTCGCAAACGCCCGTCTCGATCGCTATGGGCGCTTTCGCTGGCGGCATCCTCTTGCAAAAGGCCCGCCACCTTTTCTACATCCTCACGGCTAGGCCGTCGCGATCTTTCCGGTTGCGGCGGTCGAAATTCCCGAACCTGCTTATTCCCACTTTCGAAGCTCTTGGGTTGCGGCGGCTGCGCGCCGTTCCCGGTCTTGCTGTTCTTCGACGATGGCGACGCATTGTCCGATGGCATAATCTATTCCCCGAATCTGCGTTAAAATCTGTTCAACCAGTGCCGCCATTGGCGGTTCTACCCTTGCCCCGCTTTCGAGCAGCACCACTTGCACCAGGTACGTTCTCAGCTCCCACAGCTCTTCCGCCGTCAGCCGTGAGAGCTTGAGCTTGATTTCTGGCCGTAGCAAAATCGATGACACTTTGACGTTCCCCTTCCGCCGTCTTCGTGATCGCCTCTAGAACGCTATCGAAATATTTGTATTGCGTTTCGGTGTCCGTCTCGTTCTTCCTGGCGATCGCCTTGATTTGCTCCGGAATCATCACCAGCGCTTGCGCCGCCTCATTGGCCATAGCCGCCTGTTGCGCCGCCTGGTCTTTCTTATCCTGGCCCGCCTTTTGCGCTTGCGGCGAATTTGGATCGATAAAATAGCTCTCCGGATTGTCGATCAGCGCCAGGCGCATGTAATCGGTCGTCATCTTGTAGAAACCGGCGAGTGTAAACATTTCGCCGCCCGCCATCTGCAAGCCCGCCACGTACTTGTCCAACAGCCCGCCGAGCACGCCGAGCTTCTGCATACGCTCGCCCATCGAATAGCCGGATTCGACGTTGCAATGATTGCGTTGTGGCCATTGCGTCGGATCCACCGGCATATACTGCTCAGCAATCTTGACCGTGATCGGCCCGCCGTCGCCGTCGCGCAGCTCCGCATGCGCCTTGAGGAAAAGCCCCCGCACCAGGCTTTCTGCCAGGTTGCGCGTCATGTACGACACCAATAGTTCCCTGGCCGCGTAAACCCGTTCCGTGCCGTGGGCGCTATCGCTGGCAATCTGCATTTCAGCACCCGCCATATCGAGCGCAGCCCCGCCGCGCTCCGATCGCGCTTGATCCAACCTATCCATTGCCGCCGCGATCGATGGCCCCACGTCTATCACCGGAATTGGCTGCACCGCGCCCAGCGATCGCACCCGCACAGGCCCGCCCGCCCGAGGCGTCGTCACGTCCTCCATCATCACCTGGCCCGACAAAGCCGAATAGCGTCCATAAGAGCAGTTGCGCACGTTGTCCGCCCATTGGCGCAGAAATTCGGTCTTTCCATTCTGTATTTCCGCCATTTTGTCTGCCAAAGCTTCGCCCTCGTGGCGATTTGCAATTGGAAAGGCAGATCCGCATGAATAGGGGATTCGAGACACCGGCTCTGGATCCAGTAACCATTCGTCATAGCTGGAATGGATCCAACATTTGTAGAGATATGCCCGCCCCTCATTCGCTTCAAAGCTGAGCCAGGCGTAAGCCTCAAATACACGCACAATGTCCATTTGCGAGACGATTGGAACGGCTTGCGCCGCTGAAACGCGCCGAGCGTTGGTAGATTCAATCCCTGAATTGCGGGTGACAGAAGGCAGATCTTTGACGATTTCCCATTCAACACCCATCCTAACCAGGTCATTGCGCGTCTTGTAATGAACCTCCCCGCACAGCGGCACGCCCTCGAGCGATTCCCGATCCCATCCCGGCGTGAGGAAAAACAGGTCATTGCTGATAGGGGCACACTTGAGACGGTTACGCTTTTCCGTGACTTCGACACGCGCCGTTTGCTTCTCCTCGTCATAGCTCACCAGCCTCCGCTCAACGGCCAGGCCGTCTTGAATCGGCTGTTGCTCGACAACGATAGGCAAATCAGCGGGGGTAATATTCTTGTGCGTCACCATGTAACGATAAATATCGTCATCCCACCAGGTTTTCAGGTAGCCGACCCTATACAGCAAGGCATTCTGGATTCCCCCCAGGATTACCCGATAACCGCCATTGTCCTCGATCGCCGCTTTGTTGACGGCGCGAGATTCGGCGGCTGCTTGCGTCTCGTCCTCCGCCGAATTGGCCTCAAACGTCACAACGCTATCCTGGCCGAAGGAAATCACCATTTGCGCCGTCACAGCCGTTATCGAGCTGTTAACGTCGGATGACTGCAATGTGGAATTGGTAGCCGACAGCAGGTTATCACCTGGTCGCGGCTCGTTGATGAAATCCCGCCACGCACGCTCGCGCTGGCCGTTGTCTTCACCGGCCCTGGCGTTAATCGCCTGGTCGCAGGCGTGCCGCAGATCGGTGATAACAGACCCATAGCCCCCTTGGCTGGAATCTAAAGTAGCCATTGTTGCTCATCCGCTAATGCGCGTTTGAGCGATCGACCCATTCCCCCGGCATGTCCGACCGCGAACATGCGTATTGCATCTACTGCGTGTGACGTCCAATTGTGGCGCGGCCTATTTTTAAACGTTCTCGCCTTGTCGTCAAACTCATATTCGTAGTTGACAAGACATTCCAAAAGCCGTTCGCAATTTGCCGAATTAATCCAGACTCTTGATAAAATCGCCCTGGTCGCCTCTATGCCGTCTTCCAGGCTCCAATTCGGAACCTTGATGAAATCCACACCTAATTCCTGCGCAATCAATGCGCGTGACTTGCCCGATCCCAATTCCGTAACGGCTATGTCGTGCGGCGCATAATGCGAGCTGGCCAGGTATTGATATGGCTTGCCCCTGACAACGGCGATCGCCGCAGCAAGACTTGTCAAAGTGAATTCATCGTAATCGATGATTCTGAGTTCATTGCCCGCTATCTGCCAGTAAACCACCGCCGTTGCATCGGCCCATCCCAAGTCCCAGGACGTGTAGACGGGTAAAGACTCATCATGCACGAACGGTCTATAGCGGTCATGCTGCAAAGCGTTCATTTCGCTACCATAAACAGCACCTAACAGCGCTGCGTTAAAGCTGCACATAAACTCTTGCTCGTAAAGCGGCGCACTCATTTCCCGTTGCAGCGCTTGCAGTTCCTTGTCGGCAATCATCCCGGTTTGATCGGCCCGCGCCAGGTGGAAAGACCACTCCGGATCATCCGGCGAAACCTTGCTCAGCTCATAAAGCATGTTCGCCCGTCCCTTGGGCGTTCCCATCAACAGCGCTCGTCCCTGGCGATCGGCCAGCGCTGGCCGTAGCACCGTGGGCCACAATCGCGGATCCATGTCGGCCAGCTCGTCAGCGGCCAGGCGGTCGAAATACATGCCGCGTATCGCGTCGATGTTGTCAGCCCCCAACAGCATGAATTTGCCGTTCGTCGGCTCAAAGGTCACGGTCAAATCGGATTGATGGATAGTGAAGTATTGTTGCGCGTTGCCCCGGCTCACCGTGTTGCAAAGATAGTCCCAGGCCAGCCGCTTGGCTTGCTTCTGGAATGGCGCAATGTATGCAACTCGCGGTTCTGTCAGCTTGCACGATAGCAGCCCGTCCAACAGGTCGAAGATGGCCATTACCGTCTTGCCCGCCCGCCGATGAAAGACCACGCCGCGATGTCGCTTTTTATCGAGCAACACGCGGCGCTGATGTGCTTTCGGCTGAAACCCTATCCTGGCTTTGATGGTGTCGGGCATGGTTTGATATCCACAACGATCACCAGGCGCTTATGGCCCTCGTCTATGCCTTCCATCTCGTCAATCGATATCTCCCATATCCGGCTATCCTCCAAGCCTTCCAGAAACGCCCGTAACGCCGCAAAAACCCCCCTCCCCTCTTCACTATCGAATTGCCCAGCCTCTTCCACCTTCATCCGGTTTCTCAGCCTCCCGCCGTAAGCCTATCCCCCGGTTAGTGCTTGTGCGCTCCCTCACAGTTGATGTCCTCGCATGCGCCCGCTTCCATACACTCCCCCTCGCATTGCGCTGACAGGTGCATCATGAGCAATGGTAGCGCGTCCTTTGGCACAAAGCCCCGATGTACCATAGCAATCTCATTGCCCTCATCGTTTGGCGGTCCGACCGCAATCATTACGATCGAATAGCCGTAAGGCAGCGTATCCAGGACGCAATCACCCGCCGTCATCAACACTTCATTGACGTTGATTTCTTCCCGTTCGACCAGCGCCCGCGCCAGGCGGTACAGCGGGTTATTCCTCATGACCCTTCTTCCCCTTGCCCTTACGCTTGCCCTGCTTTCCATCGTCTGGCTCGTCGTCGTATCCGCCTTGCTCGTCGCCGTCGTCGTGCTCGTCGCCATAATCAACTGGTTCATTGCCGGGATACCCGCGTGGGCCATCTGCACCAGCCTGTTGTGCAGGAATGCCTTCCGCCGCC